TAGCATAAGCTTTTTGTGGTACATCTTTATACTGTGCCAATAGTTTCTTTTTTAATGCAGACGGGAAATCAGGTGGAGTTCCTTCTTGTAGGTTGGTTTCAGCAACTCCAAGTCCGATAGCTTCTGTGACAATTTGTTTGATTAGTTTCTTTAGTTCTGATTTCTTCATGGTGTTTTTATATTTTTTATTATGTATATATAAATATAAACTACTATATAAAAAACTTATAACTTATAAACAATGTTAACTTTGTTTGTTTAGGTTGTTTTCAGGAAAGTCCGGGGATTGTAACCACAAAGTTGTATAGCTGTCAAGCCATAATAACAAAAAAGTGTGTATTATATCAAATCCATCTCATATTTTAGATTTCCACAATCCCAAATACGATTGTATCCATTATTTTGCATATTCTGCCATTCGGTTAAAATAGCATCAAATTTAGGTAATTTTGATTTTAATACTTGTTTTCTGAAACCAAATCTATGGTATTTATTATAATATCCATTTTTAAAATACCAATAATTTGGAGGAGATATATGCGACAGTTTCATTCCTATTGAACTGTATATATTTTTGTGTATATATGTAAATCTGCGATCTGCATAACTTATTATTTTTTTAGGACAATGTTCAGATATAAACACTTTTAAAAACTTTGAAACAATTCCAACTATAGGAATTGAAGTTGCAAATCTAACTAACTCATATGTATCTTGGTTTGATTTCTTGATGCCAAGCGCAGCTCGTTCTTTTCCGAATGTAATAACTGATACCAATTCTTTATTGTAAAATGCACCATATCGTATAGACGATATATCTTTTCCTTGTATGTGATATGTATCAAGAAACTTATCCTTTTCAACATTTGATATTTTAGATATAACCAATTCTCGCGCACCTATTCTTTTTTCGGATATAAAACGAGAACGTAATTTTTGTTTTACTATTTCTTTTTTATTTTTCCATTCATCTTCAAATATATGAATTAGATGTATATTATTTGCCTCACACTCTGTGGTTTTGAGTAAATGATATTTTTTTGATTTTCCTGCCATCTCTGAGTGCCAGTATAGTCCATTAAATTCAATAGCAATTTTCTTTGATGGAATGTATATATCAAGCTCTAAACCGGACGGTAAAATATCTTTACTATTTTCAACTATAGATTCACTGGTAATAGATTTTATATAATCTACTATTTCTTTTTCCGCGATAGATGTTTTTTCGTATTCTATTGGATTGCACTTTAGGCAGCGAGGAAGATGTCCGCCGTCTATATGATCTGAAAATATGTCACTGCACGATTTGCATTCAAATTTGTATAAATTGATTCTATCTGTGTTGATATATTCTTCTTTTGTGAATAAAGGAATATATCCAACATTCAGCTTGTGTTCATTTAATAATTTATCGTAAAAAGAATCAATAAATTTTTTACGCTTTGTTTCTTTAACGTGCAACATTTTGCTTGGATGTTCTGCACCGTATTTATCAAGATTTGTTTGCTTTATTTTTTTCCTGATATCACTGGATTGAAATGGATTTTCCACACCATTATTAAGCAAGCAAGTTTTTTTCTTTTTATCTTTTATATCATCGCGTTGAGATACATGTTTTACTCCATACAATTTAATATTATGCAATTTTGTTTTTTCTATCATTTCTTCGGATTGGAATACCCAATCTACGCCAAACTTTTTTTGATTTGTATCTTGTATCTTTTTTAAGACTTCTTGACTTTTTGACGCATTGTCTACTCCGTATTTACTTAAACAAGTAAGTTTAGCTTTTTCTGAGTTTACATATGTTTCGCTTCCATACTTTTCTAGCTTTGTCTTTTTAATCTTGGCAATTCTTTCTGGATTTCTTGCCACATATATTCCGCTGCATTTTGCCGAACAAGTTTTTTGTTCACGTTTTATCAATGACCAAAACGGGGTATTACAAATTTTACAATTTGTTTCGTGCCAAAATTTTAAATTTTTTTGCATACCAACATTATGATCATTTTTGCTTATGTTGTCAATTTCTATATTTTTGAGCATAAAAAAACTCTATGCATATAAATAGCATAGAGTTTTGAGAAAGCGTGACCGCTTGAGATATTACATCAAAATTGTAGGATGCAATAATCTACCGTGAGCGTTACGTTAATAAGCAACGCTTCTTGAGAACTCCAGTCAAGACCAGAGCCATTGAAATCAACAGCCGATGGAAATGCGCCTTTTAATTGCCATTCTTCTACTACGTCACCGACCGGACCAAGAACTTGGATAGTAACGTCTTTTTTGTAGAAATCTGCATACCCGTTACGACCAGTAACAGATTCGTGAGCCAAACGTACCCACTCCATACAAGCTTGTGCAGCAGATGGAACGATTGGGTCATATAGTGTGATAGCAACATCACCCCATTCACTCTTACCTTTTAGCTTGCGCTTTAAGTTGATGTGATCTAGCGTAATTACACCGTTATTGATAGAAGGACGAGCAGCAGCTTTGATTAAGTAAGCTGGAATTCCGTCGATGTTCATGATAAAACGGTTTTGAACTTTTGGTTCATAAGCCGTAAAGAATATTTGATTTGCTTCTAGTAGTTCTGCCATAATATTGGGTGTTTAATTGTTTGTTCTTTCATTATAAATATAAAAGAAAATATAAAATAGTTTATTTATTATCAAAATTCTTTGTCTTTATAATAAGTAGGTCTATTCGTAATTTTGCGAATAATATTGACATAATAATAAATAGTATGCAATGTGAGATTATGAACGTATTTAACCTTGAAAAAGAATTAAAACGAATTGGGGAATGAAAAGAGTAATCTAAAGTTTCTCAATAAAACATTCTAGTTCATCTTTTCCACTAAAACGAAACGCTGATTTTTGTGACATAACATTTTTGTTGTTTTTGTCAAACATATGAGACATTGTAAATTTCCTGCTTTCGTGCATTTCTTTTTCTAATGCTGTACGATAATCTTGAACAGTTGATTTATACCACCGCCCTTTAGTAGCTAGTATTTGATGCTGTTTTAAGTGTTCACCTAGATGGTGCCATAGTTCTTTATCATATGTAAAAATGCGTGGAGATGGTTTTGTTACTAACACAAATTTGGGTAAGTTTAGCAATTTCCATTTAGCATCAAACTTGTCACAATCAAGATCTTCGTTTTTAACTAAAAACTCATTATACTCACTGGTGTTTATTGACCAATATTTGTTTCTGTCACAATAAACAGATTCATATTCAGAATGTAAATCAGTAACAATGTTATTTTTATTGTCGCGAACATACATAAACTTTGCGCCAGTCACTTTTGGATTTTTTGTCCAATCTGCTCCAAGTAAAAACATTTCATAGTGTGGCCACACAAAGCAATAAAATCCACGTGTTGCTGGTGGAGAATGAAAGGTTTCCGGAATACACTTGTAACCACGTTGATTTACAGAACTTAATCCACCAAATCGTGCAAATTTAAGCTTGCTTGTTTTGCTTATGTCGTATTTTGCCATACACAAGCAGAGTTACACAAATATTATAAAATGTCAAGCAAATCGCTTTAATCTTTTATCTTAACACCAAAATCTTTTTCAAATTGTTTTGGTGCTGCTTTATAACTATCCGCAGTTTCATCTTTTGCATCTTGTGTATATTGCCAGTTGAAACTTAATACGTCAGGTACTTTAAATCCAAAAAATTTCAATACTTGTTTTTGGATGTTAACAACCGAAGAGCCATTCCAGTTTTGTCCAATCAAAACTAGTCCTGCTTCTTTATCTGCGATAATATTATCTTCTTTTAGGGTACTGTGGCGATTTTCTAGCCAAGTTAGACGCTCAATCAATTTTTGGTAAATTCCATTAGTTTGCCCCCAACGAGTACTAACAAAAAATACAATTGCATCTGCTTCAAACAAAGGTTTGGTTATTTCCCACAACTCATCATCTTTGTTATTAAAACTGCACCAACATCTATGATTTCCAGTTGGATTTTTCTTATCATCTTTTAATTTAGAAGCCTTTACGCCACAGTTATTTCCTTCGTGCTTACTTACATTACCTTCGCAATCATATATTTTTAATTTACTGGCGTCTATTACTGTAGTATTGCCCAATTGTTCTGAGATATATTCAGCTAAAATTGTGCTTTTTGCTTTTTGTTTATCTCCAACCCAACGGTTGCTAGTTGTAACAAATAACACTTTATTTTTATTCTTTAAATGGTTTATTAATTTATCAACCTCGGAAACCATGTTCTCTGATTCATTTAAATTAAAATGTTCAAACAATAGTTTTTTATGTTTTAAAAGTGTATCTTCAAATGTATTCATTTTATTAGAATCTCCAGGTAAATTTTATCTTGTTATGTTCGCGTGGATCTTCAATGAAGTAAACTTTGGATCTGCCGCTCATGAAACTACCAGATTGTCCTTTGAGAAATTTCATTTGAGCGGGCGATGGAGTTACATACATCGTCATTGTATTTCCATTTCTATCTGGATGTTGAAATGAGTTTACCGCGTTTATAAAAACAGTATATGCAATATTACTAGCACCTTCGTCTAATGTATTTTCTTTTACGCTCATCTTCTTATCATATATAGTTGATATACTATCTTTAATTTTATCAAGATAGCCATATGCACGTAATATCTTAAATACTATATTTTCTTCACTAAGTTCGCCGCCTTTGTCTAAACCAGATTGACGATATTTATAAAGTTTCTCAAGTAGTTTCTTTAACGCAGCTTCGTCGTGCTTTTTAACAAGCGCACTTATTTTGTTTTTATACTCATTATACTTCTTTTTTATAAGCTCTTTATTAAACTTTGGGCTTTCTTTAACCGGTTCTTTTAGCCATTTGTCATTTAACACACTATACTCGCTTGCAGACGTGGGTATATGTGCTTTGTCTTGAACATATATTTCAACATCATGACCTTTCATAGTAATGTTGTGTTTGTTGTTCCAACCCACTTTAATCGCATCAAAAAGGGTTTGAGCATCTTCTGCTGACATATCTAACTTTTTATAATCTGTAACAACATGCAAGTCTATATCTGAATAGTTTGTCCAATTATAATTAGTAGCACTGCCAATGATAACAATGTCATCTACCTCTATAGATATGTTGTTGCTTTCTTTAAGTTCTTTTACAAAATCTTGCGCAACTTTTAATAATCCATTTCGCACTTCATTGTTTAGCTTTGCTCCATCTTCATTTACAACCCAAAGTTTTGGGCAAAGTGTATTATGATATAATGGATAACTTTTCATATTTATTCTGGCAAGAATTTCTTTAGTTGAGATATAGAACTAGCTGCACCTGTATGCAATATAGCAACGCGATGTAATGCAGTATTATCCCAAGCATCAATATTTTTTTGCATATCATCAACAAGCACATGAGTAACACGACCTGGTATATCTAAGATATATTCTGGTTTTCTTGGACCAGAGCGAGCAATAATCACTTTTACATTTGGATCAATATGCTTACGAATCCAAGCAGTCTTTTGTTCTGTGATAGTAGTGCCTTGACCAGCACTCAAAATAACAGGAGCTGGATTTTTGAAATTGTCTCTGATAAAATCCCAAAGAATTCTAGCATCTGGATTTGGTTCAAGATTAATCCAAAAGTTTGGAACAGCGTTAATAAGTTGCCAGAACCTCTTTTGACCAGCTTTCTTGTCACCTTTAAATTCTGGAAGATCATAAATTTCTTCTGGCAATAATCCACCAGAAATTTCTTTGAATCCTTTATCCATATTTACGAGGACTCCATCCATGTCCACGTAGCACTGTATTTTTAATGGAGATTTTTCGGTATAATCCGCCATTGTCTCTTTTAGCAAATCTTTTAATAATATGTTCATGTTTGTTTATTTAAAATTAGTTTTTTGTTTATTATATCGCAATCCGTGGTCAATCTCCAAAAAAATCCTCCCGATTTCCATTTTTTATTAACAGTCGCACATCCGGATATGTTTCCATGGCTAAGATTTAATTTTTTTGCAGCATCTCTTGCAGATTTCCATTCTGCTACAATATTACCATCGGAGTCAATTTGATAAATAGGTTTTGAGGTCTTTATACCACCAAGATTTAATCTTTTTAAATTTTGCTTGTGTTTGTCCGTATGCAAATATACATACGTTTTATCGCGAGCAACTTTTTTATCGGATATAATTTTTTTAGAATCATCTCGATGCGATTTTTCAAACATTGGATTCTTATCACCAAGCATACGTTCGCGTCTAAGTTTTTTTTCATTTTCGGTATAAACTAATCCAGAAGTACCTTCACCACCATCCGTCAAATTACACAACGGTCCAAGCCCCAAATCAGCTCTTCCTATTTTTAATATTTGTTTTTTTTCTTCTTTTAATATCAAATGTTCATCCAAATTTTCTAAAATTTTATTGTATACGATTGAACCGCCGCCATCCAATATTTTTTTTATTTTATAATAGAGGTGCTTGTTTATTAATTTTTTTCCACGTTTTACCAAGTTTTCGTGATTAAACATTCTATTTCCATGACCCTTACCAATATAAAAAGGAATTCCATCCATTGAATTGGTGAGCACATAAACATAAAAAATTTTATTTGTCTTTTTTCTCATTTTAATTTTATAGTAAATTTGCTTTTTCCGTCGTCGTTTATAATTTCATATTTGTTGATATCCACAAATTTATTGACTATTGATTTATATAGACGATATCTTGGTTTGTCAATTGCTGGAAAATCAAGTTCCCCGCTTGGCATTTCTTTAAAGAAATAAGGAAGAACGTCGTCTATTAAAATCTTTACATATGTGTTTAATACTTGTTTATCGTATTGATATACATTGTCATTAAAATACAAGTTTGGCTTATCGTATATTACTTGGTTTTTATCAAAGAATCCTAATTTTATTTCAAATCTATTTTTTGCACCAAGGTTGATACGAATAAAATGTTTAACGCCGCTGTCTCCAATAAATTCCCAATAAGAATTTCCATTCTTTTTTGCATCATATGATTGCGATGGGTCTATTCCATATACTTCATAAATCAATTCATGTGTTTCCATGTCTATAGTTTCAGCAAATGTAGCCGATTTATATAAAGGATCAGAAAGCAATGATTCTAATGAAATTTGCATATAATTATAAATATATCACAGTTTGGGATTAGTCCATATATATTTCAAGTTCCCGCAATCCCAAATGCGATCAAATCCATTGTTTTTCATATTTTCCCATTCTGTGATAGATGCGTCAAATATAGGTAGTTTCTTGTGCAATACACCTTTTTGAAACCCAAATCTATGAACTAATTTATATGGATCGGACATGTTAAAATACCAATAATTTGGAGAAGTTATACCCACAAATGAAAATCCAATTTTTTCATAAAAAGCCCGCATTCCTGAGTATCTTATATCCGCGAACGTTGTTATTTTTTTTGGTTTATAGTTTTCTATAAAATAAGTTAGTAATTTTCCACCAATACCAATAACAGGTGTTTCACCTACCGCAAAACGATACATTTCATATTCATCTTGCTTTGAGTGTTTTGTACCTAATGCAACTCTACCTTTTCCAAAAGTCATAACTGCAACAAGTGTGTTTTCAAAAAAAGCACCCAATTTTACTGTTGAGCGATCTGTTCCTTGGATATGATATGTTTGTAAGAACTTCGAGCAAACATCAGATTCTATTTCTAAAATTTTACATTTTCTAGCAAAAATAGATTTATTGATTGTACTGTGTGATTCGCTAATTATTCTATTAGATCCGATAAGATTAAGTATTTTACGTTTTACGATATTTTTTGATACTGCCCATTCATTTTCAAATAT